AACACTTTAAATATTGCTACTGACTTTATAAGTATGTTGCGACATAGTTCAAGACAATCTTTAGCTGGAGTTAACGATATAAATTTTCCTATATATTTTACAGAAGACCAATTTACAATAGACCCATTTCAAGAAAGATTTGACGATTTAGCTAGTGGCTGGGTTTTTAATATAGGCGTAAAAGTTATAAACGACTTTGATACTTGCGAAATACCAGTATCTACTAACGGGGCTGGGTACTAATGAAATTTAAAATAGGTAAATATAAAATAACAATAGGTTTTTTTAAAATAACAATACATATATGAACTACGACGATTTATTAGAAAAATTAGAAGCTATTAGTATAAATTTAGAATCATATACTGATTACCCAGAATCAGCTACTAATAACGCTAAAAGAGCAATAAAATATAAAAAAGAAAACGGTAGCTCTTGCGGTACAAAAGTTGGCTGGACTAGAGCAAATCAATTAGCAAATAAAAAGCCTATAAGCAGAGATACTATTGCTCGTATGGCTTCATTTAAAAGACATGAACAAAACTCAGATGTACCATACGACGAAGGTTGTGGCGGTATAATGTACGACGCTTGGGGCGGAAAAAGCGGAGTTAACTGGGCAATAAATAAATTAAAACAAATAGATAAAAAGAAAAAATAATTATGGCAGATTTAGTAACAACAATTTCAGAATCAGTAACGCTTAACTCGTCAGTTAGGGGTTCTTCAAACACTACAACAATAACAGATATTACAGATGTTTTTGAAAGAATAGTAACTTGCCCTCACAGCGCAACTACAACAGTTGCAACTTTTTCAGCAAACGTATATGATAGCGCAGGAGCTATTGATACTGAGAACGTAAGGTATGTAAGGGTAACCAATTTATCAACTTCAATAGATTTAGAAATAGGTGTTGGTGGTGCAGCTACAAGTTATACGGTTTTATTAAAACCTACAACTTCGCATATTTTAGCAAGAACTGATGACGGTATGTTTGCTAGAGCAAACGCAACCCCAGTTTATGGCTCTTTAGCAGATATTGCAAAAATAGAAGCTAGACCAGCAACAGGTACTGACGTAGATGTAGAAATATTTGTAGCTTCTATATAATGGGCGCATACGAGTATAAACATTTACAAAAATACCTTAACGACTGGGGTAAAGAAGTAGTACAAGAAGCAAAAGAACGACTTGTAGCAGCTGGTAAAGGCGGCGGTCCTTTAGATAGGTCTATAAAATCAAAAGTTTATTCAACTGGTGAAGACTATGTAGTTGAATTTAAAATGCTAGACTACGGTACTTTTGTAGATAAAGGGGTTTCGGGAGTAGGCGGTACTATAAAAACTGGCGAACACGCTGGTGAATATACTGGTATTAATAAGTTTGTAAATTATAATAGTGATTCTAAAAATAGTCCTTATAGATTTGGAAGCGGCTCTGGACCACGTGAAGGCATGACAAATGGAATAGCTAGATTTATTAGAAAAAATACTATAAACAGAGATTCAAAAACAGGAAAATTTATACCAGCTAAAAGCATAGCAATCGCTATAATGAAAGTATTATGGATAAAAGGTATAAAAGGCGTAAGTTTTTTTCAAGACTCTTTGATGTTAGGTTTATCTGATTTTAAAGTAAATATAGCGCCAGAAATTAAAGAAGACATAATAGATACATTAGTAACTTTTCCTAATATAGAACGAGCATAAAAAAAATAAAATGGCTAACTCAGTAATAGAACAAAAACCAAGATTTTTTATGACGCCAGTAGGCGCAGAAATAATTTTTGTAATATCAAATAACGACGCAGTAGCAAATGAAACACAAGTTAAGTTTGTAGCAGAAGTACATATCAGTACACTAGCACCAAACGTAAATAATACTGCAACTCAAATTGGTACTTTTAAAACAACTCCAAATAATGCTGGAGTAGGTATTTTTGATTTTAGTAATATAATAGAAAATTATGTTAGCGCAGATAATTTAGCTGCGGTCGGTAGTTTATATAAAGGTAATGCTATAACCGAAGACAATAAAGTGCCTTTACATTTAACAGATAAATATTCTAAAAACGAAAATATATTTAGATTTTTACAAATAAAATTTAGTGTTGAATATTTACAAAATAACGCAGTATCTTTAGCTACTGGTACTGAAGTAGTTAGCGATATGTATAAAATATTTAATGGTTATGTAAAAAACGACGATATACTTACAACTAACGGAATAGATTTTGGTTTTGATTTAGAAGACTTTAAAGTAGGTTCTACTTCTAAAAAATTCTTAACAAATTCTCCTACGCAACTTTACGCTAATATAGACGATTACGGAACTTTTGCTTTTTTACAAAGTTCAGCAACCTTAGCTAATAAAGTAAACGATTTGCTTTTTACATATTATTCTAGTTCAGGCGCACCTTTAGGTACTGACGTAGTTACAAAAAATACTGCTAATGGTGCTTTTCCTGTATCTGCTTTCTTTTTCTTTACAAATAGCGATTTGTTTATATTATACGCTGGAGTTTACCCAGCTAATTTAAGAAACGATAGTACAAGTACTTTTTCTAGCTTAGTATCGCTAGGCACAATACAGGGTGGCTATTATACAGTTGTAGCTAGAGATTCTACTCCTACTAATATGACTCAAACATATACAATAAATTTAAATTGCCCTAGTGAAAAACAATACGAAAGTGTACGTTTATGCTGGTTAAATCAATGGGGTGCTTGGGATTATTACACTTTTGTTTTAAAATCTACTAAAACAATTAATACGTCAAGTACAACTTACAACCAGTTGCACGGAACATGGAACGAAAGTAAATATCGTAGTTACAGTCATAGAGGCGGTAAAAAAACTTTTAGAGTAAATGCAACTGAATCAATGACAATAAATACTGATTATATAAGCGAAGACGACAATACTATTTTAGAAGAATTAATAAATAGTCCAGAAATATATATGTTAAAAGGCTATAAAGATATTACAGAAACAGACTCTTTAAAAAACGAATATGTAACACCCGTAACGCTTACAACAAGTTCGCATACAAGAAAAACAGTAGCTAACGACAAGTTGATACAATATAGTTTTAATATACAATTTACAAAAATGTTAAAAACACAATCTATATAATGAGTTTACAACTGATTTTATTCCCGCAGTATTTTGACGGTCTTACTTCTTTAAGTCCGCAAGGTAACGAGTTTTATACAGACGGTACTCAGTTTACAACTTTTAATGCTTCTGGGTCAGATACAAATATTACAAGCGTAGATAACTTTATTAACACAAGCTCTATAAATATAAATAGTTTTAGACGATTTAGTTTTAATACAAATTTACCAACTGAAAGCTCAGGGGACGTTACATTATTAAATGATACTGGTTTTGCGCAAAAGTTATCTAATCTACAAATTGGAGTAAATTATATTTTGTCCATTGATATTGCAGTTAATATTACTGGTTTACAAGTTAGGCATTATAGCGGTAATAATGTATTTGTTAATTTATATATTATTGGTGCGGGTTTATCTGGAATACAAACTATTCCTTTTACCGCTCAAAGCACTACTGATATTATAACAATACAAACTTTTGGTGTTGGAGTAGGTGGTTTGTATAGTGTATCGATACAACAAACTAATTTTACGCCAAGCGGCGCAATACAAAATTTAAGTACAGGCGAAGTTTTATTAGACTTGTACGAAGACGAAAATATACCATTGACTCTAAGTGTTGATGATTTTAAAAACGTAGCAGAAAAAGTACAATCATATAGTAAAGCTTTTAATATACCAGCAAGTAAAAGAAATAATAAAATATTCGATAATATATTTGAGATTACAAGAACTACAAGTGGATTAAGTTTTAATCCGTATGTAAAAACAAAGTGCAAATTAAAAGAAGACGGTTTTATAATATTTGAAGGATATTTACGATTAATAGATATAAACGATAAAGAGGGTGAAATTAGTTATAATGTAAATTTGTATTCTGAGGCTATTGCTTTAGCAGATTTATTAAAAGACAAAACTTTTAACGATATAAATTTATCAGAATTAACACACAATTACACTTATTCAAATATAGAAAACAGTTGGGCTGACGGTACGGGCTTACAATTATCTACTGCTTTATCTACAAGTAGTTTTGCTTATGACGCTACTTTAGGTACTGGAAACACTAATGTTTTAAAGTACCCTTTTGTTAATTGGATAGGAGATATAAACTTGTCAGACGGTACAAACGGTACTATTAATATGCCTGAATTGTCAAGACTAGAAGACGTTTTCAGACCCTTTATACAAATAAAATATCTTATAAATAGAATATTTGAACCAACGCCTTTTACATATACAAGTGAGTTTTTTGATACAGTAGAGTTTGAAAAATTGTTTATGGATTTTAATTGGGGGTCAGATAACAACCCAGCTCCAGCTGGTGTTGACGCTAGTTACGAAAGCTATAAAAGTTTTGACCCTTTAAATCCAATGGCTGCGGCGGTTTTTATAGGAACTTCATATACAAATATACCAATGCCTAATGGTGTTTACCCGCCTCCAAACTATAATACTACAACGGGAGTTTTAACTGCTACTGCAACTGGAGAATTTTATAATGTAGATTACGATATTGGTTTTATAAATGCAACTACCGCATCTCAAACTGTAACAGTTGAATGGTTGCATAATACAACCGCTATAAATCAACTTATATTTACAACTAACGGCGGTACATCAAATAATAATTTTGACTATCAAGGCAATTTTAATATTACCTTAAATGCTGGAGATACTTTAACTTTACGAGCTAAATCTACTATTAGCTCTGGAGTTGCAGTAAATTCTGGTTATATTTTTTGGGACTCAGGGGTTACAACAGTAGCGGGTAATTCTATTTTACAAACTTTAAGAGGTGAAACTAATCAATGGAATTTTTTAAGCGGTATAATGACTATGTTTAATTTAGTTGCAGTACCAGATAAAAACAATCCTAATAATATAGTTATAGAGCCTTATAAAGACTTATTTGTTAAAAACACAAATAGTCAAAATATTAACGATTTATCTTTAAAAACAAGAAGTATACCGCAAGACTGGACGAATAAAATAGATGTAACCGATATAAAACTAGAGCCGTTAACAGATTTAAATAAAACAACAATATTTAGATTTGAAGAAGACGACGAAGACTACTCGTTTAGAAATTATAAAAATTCTTCAGGTGGTTTTTTATATGGTAGTAAAATTTATGACGCTTCTGGCTTTACATTATTAGAGGGCGAAAAAGAAATTGTAGCTAGTCCTTTTGCAGCAACTATTGTAAAGCCTCTTTTAACTAATTATGATTTAATTTTACCAATGATTTATGGAGGCAATGAAGAAGAAGGTTTTGAAGCTATTGAAAATGTACCAAGAATATTATCTAATAATGGTATTGTTAATATGGCTACTACTACTTATTATGTACCAGCGCAAAACGGAGAATCTGAAGTTGCGGCTGAAACACAATATTTACAATTTAGTCATTTTTCTTCTTTACCAATAGTTACAACTCAGCCTCCTTTAACAACAAATACACAAGATTTTCATTTTGGTATTTGTCAACTAATTAATATAGGCGACCCAACATACTTTAATTTATTCAATATGTACTGGTTGCCGTACTTTAGTGAGTTATATAATTCAGATACAAAAACTATGACTATTAAAGTAAATTTAAATGCTGGTGATATTAATACTTTTAATTTTAACGATATTGTATACATAAAACAAAGGGCTTTTCGTGTAAATAAAATAGATTATAAGCCGACTGATTTATCAACCGTAGAATTTATACTTATACCATAATGGCTAAAAAAACAATATTATCAGAAATACCATTTGTAAAAGGAATAGCAGTAAAACCAGAAAAAATACGAGCTAATGGTCAGGTTATATTTACAGACGGTACAAATACGGTTTCAGCAAATCAAGAACAATGCGAGGCTTACGGATATACTTATAATAAAGATACGTCAACTTGTACTGCTTATATACCTAAAACTAAAATCAATATAAATGCAGATAAAAGAAATAATAAAATCTTAGGCACTAATAACAGTATAGGGGTTGCTACATTTAATACACAAATAGTTGGTCAAAATAATAGTACAAAAGGCTCTTGTAGAAATAATCAAATAACAGGTAACAAAAACGAAATACAAAGAGGTATAAATAATGTAATTGTAAGCGGAACACTAGCAGAGGCAACTGCTAACAATAGCTTTGTTTTAGGCGGTAACGCAGCTGGAGATAATCTTGCAGAGAGACAGTCAATACAATTAATTTACGGAACTCAGACTACGGCTGGTTCAACAGTAGATAGTTATTTAAATAATGTTACAGACAGTTTTTTTGTTATACCTGACAATACTATAATGTATTTTCACGCTGACGTTGTTGCAGTTAGAGTAGGCGGTACAAATACTGGTAATACTGGTGATTTTGCGTCTTTTGTTGAGCGTGGTGTTGTAATAAATAAATCAGGAACATTAAGTATATCACGTGAAAGAGATGCAATAAAAAGTAGCGGAACAGTAACAGACTGGCGACCAGTAGCAAATATATCTGGTACAAATTTCAGGATGACTGTAAGGGGTGAAACAGATGTAGTAGTAGAATGGTGTTCTAATATTACATTTACACAAATAAAAACAAATGTTAGTTTATAAATAAAAAATTATGGCAGACGTAGTAGTAAACGCAGAAGTAAAAAGTAATATAGGTCAGTTAAATAGAGACCTTAAAAAAACAAATGAAGAAGCTATTAGTTTAAAAGACGCTTTTGGAGTAGCTGGGTCAGCAATATCTGCGGCTCAGGGTGCTATGAAATTATTTGGCATAGAAAGCGAATCAACGCAAAAAGCAATTTTACAAGTTCAAGCTGCTATGTCTTTAAATCAAGGTATACAGTCTTTATTAAAACAAAAAAGTACTATTATTAGTATTATCAGTCTTGTAGGTAAATGGACTGGCGCTACAAAACTTTTAGGCGTTGTACAAAAAGGTTTTAATTTAATTGTTGCAGCAAATCCAATAGGTGCTATTGTAGCTGGTGTAACTGCTTTAATAGCTTTAGGTACGACTTTAGTTAGTGTATTTAAAAGTAATAACGACGAAGTTGAAATTATGGATAATACTTTAGCAGATATTAACCATACAATGGGTGAAATTAACAAAAAACAAATTAAACAACAACCTCAATTAGACGCTAACAAAAGAATAATAGACGACCAAACTAAATCAGAAAAAGAGAGATTAGACGCTTTAAAAGAAAATTTTGAAATACAAAAAGCAATTGACGCAGAATCAATGACTGCTTTACAAGAAAAACTTGTTTTAGCAAAAGAAGAAACTAGACAAAAAGAAAGTTCATTAAATTTTGAAAAAAAGAAAGAAGCTTCCGCAGAAACAATAAACGACAGACAAAATGCTTTAAATACCGCAAAGAAAAATCAACAAGCAGTTGAAGCAGAAATTTTAAAACTACAAAATAAACAAAATGAATCTTTAAGAGTATTTGGTGTGGAGCAAAGGAAAATAACTAGAGAATTCTTTACAAAAGCGTTTGAAGCAGCAAAAAAACGTAATGAAGCTAACAAAAAAGCATACGAAGAACGTATTGCAGCTGAAAAAAATCTACAAGTTGAAATAAGTAAAATAGAAGACGAAATAACACTACAAAGTATTAAAAACGAAGATGAACGCGCTAAAAAAAGATTAGAAATAGATTTTGAAAACGAAAAAGAACGTATTAGAAAATCTAAAGCAAGTAAAAAGGTACAAAACGAATTAATTTTATTATTAGACAAACAATACATCGCTGACTTAAAAGCTATAAATGATAAAGTTGAAGAAGAAAATAAAGAAAAACAAAAAGAAGAAAATCAAAGGTTGCAAGATATTAGAAACGAAAACTTACTAGCAATAGAAGAAGACGAAAATAAAAAGGCTATGATGCTTTTAGAAATAGAAGAAAAAGCAGAATTAGAAGCTATTTCTAAATTAGAAAATAGAAAAGAACTAGAGTTAGAAATAGAAAAAAAATACGCTAGATTAAGAGGTGATGTACAAGAAAAAGCAGTAGAAGACCAAAAGAAAATTGATAAAGATTTAGAAGAAACTAAAATAGCTCTAGCTATGAACGGTCTAAAATTAGTTGAACAAATAGCTGGTGAGGGTACAAAGATAGGTAAAGCAGCTGCGGTTGCACAGGCAACAATAAGCGGTACACAATCAGTATTAGAAGCATATAAATCTGGAGTTGCAAATATACCTATGATGACTGCAACTGGCGGTAGCTTTGGTATTATTCAAGCTGGTTTAGCAGCTGGTTTTTCTGCTTTACAAATTAGAAAAATTATAGCTGGTCAAGGTCCAAGCGGCACAGAGGGAACGCAAGGCGGTACAGATACAACACCAGCTCCCCAAATGGTTTCAGGCTCTTTTGATTTATCTAATGTACAAGCGCCAGAGCCGCTACGTGCTTTTGTTGTAACTGACGAAATGACCTCGAGTCAAAATCAACTTGCAAACATTAGAAGACGAGCAACAATTTAAAAATCAAATATATTAACTTAAAATCTATTATATAATATGCCTTGTAAAAAATGTGAAGACGGAAAATATAAGCACGGAGAAACTGGAGAATGTAAATACAATTCTAAAGCTGAGTGCGAAGAAGCTAATAAAGACTATTACGAGAATCTTAAAACGACTCGTATAGTAGAATTAATTATTGAAGACGATAACCAAGAGTTAGCTATTGACGCTATTTCTTTAGTAAACAGTCCAGCAATAGAACAAGATTTTGTTTATTTTGGAAAAGAAAAAAATAATCTTACCTTTGCTAAAGTCGACGAAGAAAAAAGAATGTTGGTTAGTCCAGCCCTCATCCCTAACAAGCAAATTTTCCGATACGACCCTAATTTAGATGCTGAGTACTATGTATACTTTAGTCCAGATACGGTCAGAAAAGCTAGTGAGTTGTACTTAAAACATAACAACCACCATAAGGCTACATACGAACACCAAGACCGTGTAAGCGGCGTTTTAACGGTTGAATCTTGGGTAAAAGAAGGCGACCAAGATAAGTCTAAATTATACGGTTACGACCTACCAAACGGGACGTGGTTTGTAAAAATGAAAATAACCAACGACGACCTCTGGTCTAAGATTAAAGACGGCGAACTTAAAGGGTTAAGTATCGAGGGTTATTTTGCTGACCGCTTCGAAGCTATGCAGCATAAAAAACATTCAGACGAAGAAGTATTAAAAGCGTTATTAGAAATTATAAACAGAAAATAAAATGGATAAACAAAAATTTTTTAAAGAAGTAAGTAAGTTTAAAACTCATAAAGTACAACTAGGTCTAATTGACGATATATTTAGAGATATTGACAATTTAGGTTGGGACGATAAATTATCTTCAGTATATCGTAAATACGAAGAAGCAAGAGATTTTTCAGACGCAATCTATAACGAATCGTTATCAACATATAATAATCTAAGAGACCAATTAGATTTTTTAGAAAATACCTTAAACGAGTTAGGAGTAGAACCTATGGGTTCAGTAGCAGAAGCTCGTACTGAATTAGACAGAATAGGTAGACAAATAGAAGGTTTACAAGACGATTTAAACTCTGGAGTACTAGCATAAAACATAATAATATGAGCAAAAGAGAAAAAATACTTACAAAATTAAGCGACCAGCGAAAAAGACTTAAAAAAGTAAATTTATCAATAGTAAGTGATTTACAAGAATCCATTAACAATTTAAATACTTTTGAGATTGAACGAGACTACGATGTAGCTATAACGGATTATGAATACGCTTTAGGCTTAATGGAACAAGCAATACAAGCGGCAAATACTTATGTAGAATCTTACGCTAAATTTGAAGAAAATATTGGTTTTCATTTTGAATCATATTCTGAAGCAAATCGTTTGTTGGGAGAATTAAGACTACAATTAGATTATTTAGGCGTAGACGAAAGCCCAGAAATAGAGTCTTTTGGTAATATAGTAGAAAAAAACGAATCTTTAGCGCAAGAAGCTTTTGGTAGAACTCAAAGTGACTTTGGTAAACATAACGATTTAGTAGATATAAGTGATTTTAATTAAAATATAAAACAATGACTAATAAAAGTAAATTCTTTGCAGAATTAAAAAAGCACGAAAACGCAGAAAAATTTGGGTTAACTACTCACAAAATAACACTTTCAGCGTTAGATAATATTAGACAAGAATTAGACAACTCTTATTTTGCAGACGAAATAAATGACAGAATAGACGAAGCCGAAAGTAAAATGATAGAAGCTAGAGACATATTTAGATTTGACGTAGGACCAGCAATTCTTAATGCAGAAGAAGAATTAAATAATCTAAAAAGCAAACTTGACGAATTAGGCGTAGAGTACCCAGCTGAAGTACAAAGTTTAGAAAGCGAGTTATCTGAGAGAGAGCAAGTTGCTGACGATATAAGACAAAGATTTAGAGACAATGGTTACGACCCAATGTATTAAAAATCAAATAAACTTAATATAAATCTATTTAATAAAAAAAGAACCTATGGACATTAAAGACCAAATTATAAAAGCTCTAGGTTTAAGTAAAGAGCTTAAATTAAATTATCAATCAAAATCTGAAGACGGAACTATTTTTGTTTCTACGGCTGACGAACTAGTTAGTGGCGTAGACATTTCTGTATTAACAGAAGACGGTACAACTATTCCTTTACCAGCTGGAACGTATAAAACTGAAGACGGCGTTACTTTTAGAGTAGAAGAAGAAGGTATTGTTGCTGAAGTTATGCAAACAGAAACTGAAGAAGTTGTTACAGAAGAAGAAATGGAGGAAGAATTTCCAGAATCTCCAGCTGAAAAAGCTGACTGGGCTAAGTCTTACGAAGAATTAAAAGACAAAGTAGACAATTTAGAAGACGCTATTGCTGACATTAAAGCTAAAATGGGCGGAGATAGTGAAGAAGTAGAAATGGCTGACGAAGAAGCAACTGAAGAAGTTGTTACTGAAGTAGTTGAAACAGTTGAAGAAGCGGTTGAAGAAATTGCAGCGGCTATTGACGAAGCGACACCAGCTGAGGTAACTCCAGAGTTAGCAGCTAAAGCAGCTGAAGTAGCAGTAGAAGTTATGCAAGAAAAAGCTGAAGAAGTAGCTGAAGACGCAGAGCCTACTGATATGAAGAAGAAGAAAAAAGATAAAATGAAGGATAAAAAGAAAAAAAGAGAATATAAAAAAGTATCACGTTTAGAAAAGCAAAATAAAGAACTTAAAGAAAAGCTAAGAAGAAAACCAGCTGACAGTCCTTTAAGCGTAAATAAATTTGCTAGTAATAAACCTACTTTTTCTAAAAGAGAATTAAGTAAAATGTCAAAAAAGGAAAAGTTCCTTTACAACTTATATAAATAATAATAAATAATAATTAAAAACAAAAAATTATGGCTTTATCGGTAACGAGTAATTACTCGGGAAAAGCGGCGGGATTCTATATATCGGCTGCTTTAAAACAAGCGAACTCTATGGAGTTCTTGACAATGATAGAAAATATCAAATTTAAAAGTAACATTCAAAAAATGTCAGCAGCTTCTATGATTCAAAATGCAAATTGTGATGTAAATTTAGGAGGCACACTCACAATGACTGAGGCGGTTTTACAACCAAAAAATCTAATGGTTCAGACGGACATTTGTTCTACAACACTCCTTGAGTCTTGGGAGGCTTTACAAATGAGAGCGGGAGCTGGTGCGCCACCTCCAGCGTCATTTAACGACTATGTTATTTCTTATATTGGAGAAATTATAGCAGAAGGTACTGAAACTTCTATTTGGACTGGTAACGACTTAACAGGAGGAGAATTTACTGGTTTTGTTGGCGGGGGTGTTGGTCATTTAGTAACTGACGCAACAGTAACTGACGTTGCAAATGTTGGTGGTGCAGGAACGGCTTTTAGTGCAACTAACATTATAGAAAACTTACAAAATTGTTCAGCAGCAATTCCAACTACTGTTTATACAAAAGAAGACCTTTATATCTATATGTCTCCTAAGACTTACAGATTATATATTTCTGCAATATCGACTTTAGGATATGTTAACGCATACTCTATGAACGGAGACTATGACGCAGTTTTTGAAGGTCTAAAATTAGCCGTTTGCAACGGGATGAAAAATGACGTACTAGTTGCGGCTGAGAAGTCTAATCTATATTTCGGAACTGACCTCCTTAGTGATGCCGCAAATATCAATTTGCTAGACCTCAGTTCAATCGACGGAAGTCAAAATATTAGAGCAATTTGTAGATACTCTGGTGGTACACAAGTAGGAATAGGAGCTGACACAGTTTTAGTATCGTAATAAATAAATTAAATAAGCGAGGGCGTAAAAACCCTTGCTTTAATAACCTTAAAAAATAAAAAAATATGTCTTGTATAGCACTTACACGGTCCAGAGGTTTAGACTGCTCCAGAATCGCAGGAGGGGTTAAGAATATTTATTTTTCGGTTTACTCAGACTTCGGCAACACGGACTGGTCTTACGACGGTACGAACGCTCAAGAAATAGACGCTATTAATTGGAATAGTAACAGTATCTACAAGTATGTTATGCCTTTGGGTGTTGCGTCAGTATCAGATACAATTACTGGTTCTACTGAAAACGGAACTATTTTTTACACGCCTACGGTAAACATAATGTTAAATAAATTAACCAAAGAAGACCAAAACGAAATTAGACTTTTAGGACAGACTAAAGTTAGAATATTAGTAGAACTTAACGCAAAATTAGCTTCGGGACACGACGTTATTTTAGCTTGTGGTTTTGAAAACGGAATGGATTTAAACACGGGGTCGGCTGATTCTGGCGCTGCGTTTGGAGACAGAAACGGTTACACTCTTACCTTTACAGGCTTAGAGAGTAGACCAATGGCGTTTTTAGAAGACTACGGTTCAGAAATTTTTGATAACGCAGGATTTACAAACAAAGGAACACCATTTGTAGTACCAGCGTAATTTTATTAGTAGTTTCATATATTAAAAAGGAGTAACTAATGTTACTCTTTTTTTTATTTACCAAATAAATTTATACTTTTTCTATTATATAATATGATACAAGCTACAACGGAGTCAGACTTTATATTTTATATACAAACGGAAGACAATCGTATAGACACTTCAGCGGCTACAAGCAAAATAAGACACTTGCTAAAGTTTATAAACGATATGGATAAATCAATACATTATGTATACGCAACCGCTCAAGAAATATACGAAAGGTATACAAAATTTGAAGTAGACTACGATAGTACGCCTAGCGTATATAGTTCGGTGAATTTAAAACCAGCTGGATATTATAAATACGAAATATACGAAGTAGTTTGGAGCGGTACTGTTACAATATCGGCTGGTAATGCGCCAGTAAACGAAAACGACGTATTAACACCAGCTGCAAGTACAAAAGGCGTAGTTAAAGGGCTTGTAACAAAAGGAAAAATGTATGTCGCAGATAAAAGCGGTACTGAGCAAGTTAAATACACTCAGCACCCAGAACCTAGCGGCTCTAATTATATATATTACGGAAATTAAAAAATTAAAAAATGGCAATTGAAAACGTACAACAATTATTGACAGAACAATTAGGAAAAAATGCTGGTACTGAAATATTTACAACGGCAAATCAAACGGGTAAAGATTTTTACTGCGTTTATTTTCCAGTAAATAGCGTTATATCTAGTATTACAGTAGCAGATGCGACAGGTGAATCTGCTTTACATACTACTTTACCAGCTGGTACAACCCTATTCATGAATATTACTCAGATACAACTGACTAGCGGAGTAGGAATAGGCTATAAAGAGTAATTATGTTAGCACTAAAATTAGCACAAAGTATTGGCGGTATTGCTAACAGAAATTCTTTTAGTAATGTTTATTCTTTAAATTTTGCTGGTGTTGACGATTATGTTAATTTAAATTCAGCGGTAGGTGTTATTGGTACTCTTAGGGCTACATTATCTGCATGGGCTAAATTAGAAGACGTTGGAACAGATAATACATCAATATTTAAATATTATGTTGATGGTAGCAATCAAGTTACTATTATTTATTTAAGTTCAACAAATCAATTTAAATTTATGTATAAAGCTGGGGGTACTGTAACACAAGTTCTAGTAAGCGCGGGTAGCATTGAAGGAGATGGTAAGTTTCACCATTATGCAATAACCTATGATGTTGGGGCGGCTGAATTAAAAGCATATATAGATGGTGCGCAGGTTGGAACGACTCAAACCTCTTTTGGTACTTGGTCTGGAACTATAAGTGTTTTTGAACTTGGGCGTAATTCTTTGGCTGGAACTGGATATTGGATAGGTCAAATTGACGAAATTGCTTTATTTGATGCTGCTAAAAGTTCAAGTGATATAAGCGCAATATATAATGGAGGTAAACCAAATGATTTAAGCGGTGATAGTCAATTAGTTGGCTATTGGAGAAATGAAGAAGGAAGCGGTACTACTATTGCAGATGCCTCTACAAATTCTAACTCTGGTACTTTAATAAACGGAACTGCTTTTAGTAGATTAGTACCATAAAAATATAATATGAAATACGTAATTTATAATATGACAAATGTATCTTTAATTGATTTTACAAAAGTAAAAGAAACTAGCAAAGAAACATTAAGGCTTTCAATGGATAAAACAAAATGCGTTTTGAAATTTGAAGGCGAAACACCAGAATTTTTAGTAGGTTTGCAACAATACAATTATGAAGAAATAATAAATATTATGCACTCTATTGAATGGACTAACAACGAATAATATGAACGACAAAATACTATCAATAAATTTAGAAACTCAAACTGCCCCTATAATAAAAGAGGTTAACGGTAAAGATTATATAGAATACGGTACTGAAGACTGGAAAAACCTTTACCCGCAGTTTTTAATTGACCTTTACTATAATTCTAGTACACACGCGGCTATTGTAAATGCTACTGCGGATATGATAGCTGGTGAAGACATAGTTATAGAATCTGACGAAGACGAAAATTTAGATATGTATGTCAAGCTAAAGAAGTTTTTTAGACACGCTAACGGTAAAGAGACATTACATCAAGTAGTAAAAAAAATAGCTTTTGACTTTAAATTACAAGGAGCGTACGCTATTCATATTATTTGGAATCAAGAAAAAACAGAAATAGCAGAAATTTATCACGTTCCAGTCGAAAGGGTTAGGGCTGGTCGTGTTAACGAAATGGGTAAAATAGACACTTATTATATTAGCGCTGACTGGTCAAATACAAGAACGCACAAACCTTACCCAATTGCAGCCTTTAATGTAAACGACCGAACTTCTGCTAGTCAATTATTATATACTGGTTCGTATAGCCCAAATATGGACTGCTATCACACGCCAGACTATATAGCGGGTTGTAACTGGGCTTTAATTGACCAAAAAGTAGCTGAGTTTCATTTAAACAATATAGAGAACGGTTTTTCAGGCTCGTATTTCATTAGTTTTGCGAACGGAATTCCATCGGCTGAAGAACGCTATCAAATAGAAAAAAGCCTTATAGATAAATTTACTGGCGCTAAAAACTCTGGAAAATTTATTTTAACATTTTCCGACGATAAAACTCGTACTCCAGAAATAACTCCTATAAGTGTAAGCGACGCTGACAAACAATATTTAGCTTTACAAGAACTATTAGTACAAAACATTCTCACGGCTCATAGGGTAACTTCTAAGACACTTATGGGTATTGACAGTACTAACGGCTTCAGCTCTAATACAGACGAGCTTATAAACGCTGCAAACTTCTACGTGCAAACTGTGGTTCGTAGCTTCCAGCTAAACATACTAGACACTTTACAAACTATATTTTCTGTTAACAACATGGATTTAAAAGTCGGTTTTGTACAATTAAAACCTATTACGGTACAATTTGACTCTAAAACAGTTAGAGAGGTCATGACCCGTAATGAGATAAGAGAGGACTTGGGTTTACCAAGCTTAGATGAAGAAGAAACAGTAGAAGAAAAATCTACATTTAGTAAAGTTGGTACTATGATAACTGACGGTATTGAAATGCCGTTATACGAAACAATAGAAGAAGCTGAAGCAGAAGCCGAAAGGTTAGGTTGTACTGGCTATCATGAACATACGCAAGACGGCAACACTTACTATATGCCGTGCGAAGACCACGAACAAATAATGAATCTTAGTAAGTGTAATTGTAAAGAAGAATTTATAACACCTAACCCTTGTCAAGAAGGTTACGAAGCAATAGGTACTAAAATAAAAGATGGTCGTGAAGTGCCAAACTGCGTACCTATAAAAGCTAATAAACAAAACTTATCTAATTTTATAGAAGAATTTGGCGAAGACATAGACGAAGACTGGGAGCTTGTAGACGAAGAAGTAGTACACGGCGAACACCAAGACTTTGATTTTGAAGAAGAACTTAACATTATGGTTAATGATAGGTTAGATTTAGCTTCTACTGGTACGGCTAGACCTAACTCTAGAAGTGAGCAAGACGGCGTAAATGAGTCATTTAATAACTACTACAAAGTAAGATACGAATATAAAAAAGCGTCTGGTACTGGTAGCACCGCTAATAGTCGAGACTTTTGCAAAGGCATGATGTCGTCAGGAAAAATTTATCGCAAAGAAGACCTTTTAAGGCTTACAGATATACAAGTAAACGATTCTTATTTTTCTGAAAGACAAGGGCGCGAGATAGGTTTTGGACCTAATGGAGCTTTGAAATATAGCATATGGCTTTTTAAGGGCGGTCCACGCTGCAAACATTTTTTCAATCGTTTGATTTTCAAGACTTCTTTAAGAGGTGCAAAGTCTCCTATAAACGATAGTCAACTAATTAGCGAAGCAAAAGCAAGGTCAGAAGGTTTTACTATTGATATGAACGACGATTTAGTAGCAACTGCGCCTATAAATATGATTAATGAAGGATTTTTAAACCCAAGATAATATGAGTTACGTTTTATTTATATCAGAACAAAAATTAAAAGACAGTACGGCTATTAACCTTAATGTCGACAGCAGTTTATTACTCCCGTACGTTCGTCAAAGTCAAAAATTGTATGTTGAGCCAAAACTTGGTTCACGGCTATTTGAAAAATTAAAAAGCCTTATAACGGCTGGAACTATTGGTAACGTAGGTAACGAAGCGTACAAGACCCTTTTAGACGAGTATATAGGCGATATGTTGCCTAACTGGGCTTTTTATCACGCAGTCCCTTTTTTAAGGTTTAAAATAGAAAACGGTAACATATTTTCTAAAACATCTGAGACTGGTACTGCCTTAAGTACGGCAGAAGCGCAACACCTTAGAGAGGAAGTAAGGAATACGGCAGAATATTATACTGAGCGCATGATAGAGTATATAAGAAATAATAAAACATTGTTTCCAGAATATAATCTTAATACTGGAGCTGAAATAGAACCAGACGAAAACGCTTACTACAACGGCATGAATTTAGAGCGACCAACTAAAAATTTAAATGATTATACTTTAAGAAATACAATAGGCAATTTAAATTGATGAAAAAGTACTATAAAACAAAAACGATTAATATAACAAAGCTAAAATCTTACTTGGATAAGCTAAAAACAAAAAAAGATGAACGACCTAAGAGACACAATACAAGTAGGAATAGCTAACGGAAGCGCTATTGGCTTTAGTATTACAGACTGCAATGAAATTTTAACGCTTGTATCTTTAATATTAGCAATAGCTTTTACTATATATAAATTTATAAAATTTGACAAAAATTAAAAAATGGCTCG